ATTGCCACTACAGGAGAAGTTGCAGTAAGTACCGATAATGGAACTAATTGGAGAGCTTCAAATGCAGGACTTGTAAATATTACAGACCCAACATTCTGGACAAACATTGGATACGGTCAAGGTTTATTTGTAGCAGTAGGTGAAAACGTAATTGCTACAAGCCAATACGGATTAGATTGGAGCAGACGCTTTATTGATGGCACTGCTGAAAAATGGTATGGTGTTGCATTTGGTAACCCAGACAATGATCCGATTTGGTCAATTGGTAACGGACCGAGTGCAGCTACTCAAGGTTTACAACTAAGACTTAAAACTGGTGCAAAAGCATTTGGTAGATGTTTAGATGAAGATGGTTCTATAACAAGTATTAGACTTGCAGAACCAGGAAGTGGTTATCCTTGTGGTACAATTCTAAGCACAACTGCACCAAATACACTAGAAGTAAGTAGCTCAGATAATTTAAGACTAAATCAACCAATTGTATTTGAAGGAGTTAGCACCGGTTCTTCAGCAGGCGGCAGCGGCGGTGGCAGTGGCGGCGGTGGCTACAGCATATCAAATGTTGGCACTGGCACAGATACTACTGCAACCCCGATAGGATTAGATACAGAAACAGTTTATTATATTAAGTCAATTGTTGGTACAAATATTACTATTAGTTTAATTAAAGGCGGAGATGCATTTGATATTAGTACGGTAGATGCAGCGGATATTGGAGATGTATACTTTAAGGCAGGACCTGAAGTGACAATTACAGATCCTAATTCTACAATTCCTGCAGCAGTTTGGCCAAGACTTAGAGACGGAGCATTAGCTAACCCAACCTTTACTAACAGAGGTACAGGCTATACAACTGCAACTGCTGAACTAGCAGGTGACGGTAGTGCAGACTTATATCAACCGGCAACATTTATTGCAGTACGAGGACTGTTCGAATTACCAGAACCTGGATCAAACGTTGAATTTGCGAACATTCCAAACGCTTGGTATAAACTTGTTACAATTAGTAATGTTATTGGTCAACCAGGCAGCTATACGGCAACATTCCAAATTAGTCCAGGACTAACAGTATTAAATGCACCAAAAGACGGAATACGCCTTACTACAACTAATAAGTATTCACAAGTACGTCTAACAGGACACGACTTCTTGTATATTGGTACAGGAAACCAAGCTAAGACAAATTATCCGTTTGTTGATATTACAACAGCGTATATTGAAGCTCAGCAACTAAGTTCGGGCGGTGGTAGAGTGTTCTTTACAAGTACTGACCAAGACGGTAACTTTAACGTTGGTGGCTTGTTTGGAGTTCAGCAGTCCACAGGTACTGCGACATTGGATGCTGACGCATTTAACTTAGCAGGCTTGCAGTCATTGCAGCTTGGCGGTATTGCAGTTGGTATTGGATCAGCTGTTATTACACAATTTAGTACTGACCCGTTCTTTACTGAAAACAGTGACAACATTGTTCCAACGCAACGTGCAATTAAATCATATATTACTGCACAAATTGGTGGTGGACAATCAAGTCTAAACGTTAACACACTAACAGCAGGTGTAATATTCATTGCAAACGATGAAATCACTACTACCAGTGGAGGACAGCTAAATATTAAAGCTAAAATGAACTTTACAGGCGGTATTGACGGAGCTCCAGTAGCACTTGGATACTTCTTAAGCAGATAAATGGAGATAAAATAAAATGGCAACAGGAAGATTAGGAGTACAGGATCTAACAGCTAATACCGACGTAACTGTGTATACAGTACCGGTTGGTAGTTACGCTGTTGCGAATGTATCAATTACAAATAGAAATGCAACTTCGATTTCAATGAAGTTAGCAATGGCAACAACATCAACGCCAAACGATGAAGAATGGATTGAGTGGAATACAGTTATTATTCCAAACGGTGTGTTTGAACGTACAGGCTTAGTTATGCAAGGCGGACTAAATATAGTAGCTAATGTAAATTCAAATGACGTAGGAATTACAGTTTACGGCATTGAAACTTCAACTACGTAATTTGACAGGGGAAAATATAAATGGCACGTTATAATACAGCACCACAGACACTAGAAGTTACAGGAGAAACAGAATTTACCTATGCATTTACAGGTGGGATTATTAGTTTAACTGGTACTCCTGGCTACGAAGTGACAATGGTAAGTCCAGTGTTTTTCCCAGGAAGTAGACAAACATTTTATAATGCTACTGAGGATATGATCACATTGTCAACATCAGCAGGACAAATTACTGGTAACGGTGTTACACTTGGAACATCAGTAGAAATTCCAACAAACTCTACATATCAATTAACATCAGACGGCACAAACTACGTTCTAACAAGTGCGTTAGCAGGTACAACAGTATTTGAATTACCGTTAACAACAAATGACGTACTAAACGCAGACGGTAAAGTAGAACTAAATCCTTTAGATAATAATGTAGAAATTAAACCAACAGGTTCGGGTACAGTTGATATCAGCCCTCAAAGTTCTGTCTCCATTCAGCCAGGGGCAACGGCTACTATTCGACCTACAGCTGATTTAATTTTAGCATCTGCATCAGGTACAGTTACACTAGGCGAAGTTGGAAAAGCATTAGTACTACCAGGTAATTTAGATTTTACAGCAGCAGGACAAATAATTAATTTAGCACCAACTGGATCTAGTTCATCTGTTACTATTGACCCAGGCGGTGATACAATAATTGGCGCAGGTGGCACACTTACTATTAGCTCAGATACACTAGGTAATATGAGCAATGTAAGAATTGGTGCAAGTAATCCTGCACAAGCAAACTTTACAAGTTTAGGCGCAACAGGTGCAGTAACATTCACTGCTAACACAGCATCGTCTAGCACGACATCAGGAACACTAGTTGTTACAGGTGGACTAGGAGTAAGTGGCGCAATTTACGGTGGTAGTTTACAAAGTACTCCAATTGGTAATTCAGCTCGTAGCTCGGGTGCGTTTACTTCACTAACATCAAACGGCGCAACAACATTTACTGCTAACACAGCAGCAACAAACACCACAACAGGTACACTAGTTGTAACAGGCGGTATTGGCGCAAGTGGTGCAATTTATGCAGGAAGTATTCAAAACACTCCAATTGGTAGCTCAACTGCCAACAGTGGTGCATTTACAAGTTTAACAGCAAATTCTACTGTAGACTTTACAGGAACTACTGACGCTACTAATAACTCAGGCGACACAGGTACATTACGTTGTGAAGGCGGTGCAAGTATTGCCAAGCGTGTTTATTCAGGAGGCGGCTTTGTAGGTCCAATTGGTAACGTATCTCGCAGCACAGGTCAGTTTACAAGTTTAAGTGCAACTAGCACAGTAGGATTTAGTCCTGCAAATGCTAACGTAACAATTTCACCAAGTGGTACTGGTACAGTTACAATGTCACCAGCAGGCGGTGGCTCAATTAACAATATGTCAATTGGTGCAACTACGAGAAGTACTGCACGATTCACAAGTTGTGATGTTAGTGGTAACTTAGATGTTGCACGTTATATTAGACACACAGGCGATACTAATACGTATATTGACTTTGAAGGCGATACAGTAAGTATATACGCAGGTGGAAGTAGAGAAGTTACAATTAATACTACAGGTGTACGTTTAGGTGACACAGGTAATGCATATATACAACCAGTAAGTGGCAACTATGGTTCACTCCAAATTGACGGTGGAGCACACGGTGGTTGGGAAGGCTTAAACATTGGTGGCCGTTTTGTAATGATGCACGACAATTCAAATACAATGGGCCTTTACAATGACGTAGATAACCACTGGATTTTAGAACACAGTCGTAATGCTTGGACAAGATTGTATTACGATAGTGGTAATAAATTCGAAACACGAAGTGATGGCGCACAGACAAACGGCATTCATTACGCAACTGGTAATATTATTTCAAATACTTCAGATGCTAGACTTAAGACTAACATCGAAAACATACCAAACGCACTAGAAAAAGTGCTATCACTTAATGGTGTAACATACAACTGGAATGAAAAGACTCCAGCAGAATTTAGTAAAGACAAAACAGAAGTTGGTTTAATTGCACAAGAAGTTGAAGCAGTGCTTCCTGAAATTATACATAATGCACCGTTTGATAGAGACGAAGCAGACGTAAGTATTTCAGGTGAAGATTATAAAACATTGCAGTACGAAAGAGTTGTTCCTTTACTTGTAGAGGCAATTAAAGAATTAAAACAGGAAATAAATAGTTTAAAGGGAGATGCATAAATGGCAACTTGTTTATATAATGACGGCATTAGATTTCCAGACGGTACTTGCCAGAGAACACAGGGCCAGGCACCGGGCGGATTATTCCAATGCTATAATACTTGCTTAGTATGTAACGGCACACACAGATGTAGAGCACACTGTGGTCGCTGCGGATGTTGGTTTGCGTGTACTTGTGCAACTGCTATTACATTTGAAGTATGGAGCGGCGGCGGTTCAGGATCTGGACACTGCTGTTACGGTTGTCGATGCGATATGGCAAACTGTGCCTCATTTGGAGGATATTACGGTAAAAAAACAATTAGAAGAATTGACGGACAGTTTAACCCAGGATGTTGTTATACATTCTGTGTAGGATCTGGAGGCAACGGAACATCAAACAATGGTTGTGGATGTTTTACTGCTTGCTGTCAGGGACCTAGAGGATGTTCTAGTTGGTGGAGCGGTGCAGGACTATGTTGTACTTGTATGCCAGGAGGACTAGGAGCATATGTAAGATATTGTACTTGTAAGTGTATGAGTATGGCAAACAGAACAGAAGGTTTTTGTAACCTTGGTATTTGTATTGGATGTAAATGGGACTTTGCAGACACAGGCGGTGAACCAGAATGGGACAAATCAGACAGTGGTTGTCAGTGCTGGGATAGAACACAATCAACGGCTCCGTCGTATATGCTAAACAACAGACACACATATTATATGGCCAACAGTAGAACATACTGTGGATGTGCAAGTTGTTGTAGAGGATTTAGACTTATTGCAATGGGTGGTATGAGTAATATGAAATCTTGGTGCGGTAACTTTATTTGTTTCTGTCGAGGAACACCTGGTATGCCGGGTATGGTCAGAGTAACTTGGAGTTAACAATATGGCAAAAATAGATTTAAAAACAAACTTAGGTGTAGACATTGACGAAATTGAGTTGACCGACGAATACGGCACTGAATGGATCAAAGTTGAATACAGCTATGAATGTCCCAACAGCAACTATTTAGAAGGTTGGGACGATACTGATACTATAGACACAGTTTACATAGGACCAAAATACCTATACTTTTATGCTAACAAAGAAGACGGATCGTTTGAACGTGTATATAGAGAACACGAACTGCAAGCTGCTGATCTAGAACCAGATCCAGAAACTTCTTTGATTAAATTTGACTGTGAGACTGATCCATTGGCAGCAGAAGTGTTAAGTGACTATCACAATAACTTTATGGATGCAGACGAATACGAACACGAAGTTGGTATGAAAATTATTGAATCTCCAGAAGGGTACGAAAATTTTGATTATCCTTATCCAATTCATCCAGATGAATTGTATTGCGATCAACGTAGCTATTGGAACTTTGATGAGAAAAAAATTGTATTAGTAAAAATGGTTAACGAAGACTGGATCGGAAAGGCGACACCGTGGGCAGAAATTAGAATAGAAAGAGATATTCTATTAAGAAACACAGACTCTTTATATATGACTTTTAAGGCTATGGACCCAGAAGGCGAAAAAACTTTAGAACTTGAAAAATATCGTCAACTACTACGAGATATGCCACAGGCATTCGAAGGCACTGATATTCCCCTAATCTTTATCGATTCTATGTATCCAAAAACAAAATTAATCGAATATGATATTACAAGTTATGATGACTACAATCCTAATGAAGATCCTAACAACGATTAAATATTAAAAATATAATAAAGATAAAAGGCAGTTTACACACTGCCTTTTATCATCTTTGCAACCACATTTGTAATTCTAATTAATAGTATGCTATAAATATTTTCGTAATTACATAAAGGTACCTAACAACAATGAAAAGATCTACAGTATTTTTTATCAACGGCGGCGCCGGTCGTGTGGTAACGTCAATCCCTGCATTTGAATTATACGAGAAAGAAAATCCCGATGATGATTTTATTATTGTATGCGAAGGCGGTATGGATTTTTATAAAGGACATCCTACACTACATAAACGTGCTTATGATACGTGGCACAAGGGCTTGTTTGAACAGTTTATTAAAGATAGAGACTGTGTAAGTCCAGAACCGTATCGTATTTGGGAATATTATAATCAAAAGTGTAGTATTGCACAAGCATTTGATATCGAAATTAACAAAAAAGGTATTAGAGATTTACCTACTCCAACGATTAGTCTTAATAAATCAGAAATTGCACAAGGTAAGTCAGTAGTTGATGAAGTCAGATCAGTAACAGGATTTAGTAAGGTAGTTGTAATCCAGCCTTTTGGTAGAGGAGTAGAACAAAACTTAATCGACCAAACATCAAGAAGTTTTAGAGTAGATGATATGCTTGCTATTGCAAATCAGCTAAAACAAGAATACGGCATTATTGTTATGAGTGAATTACCGCTAAATCTTTACGAAGAAAACGAAAACGAGCACCCGTTGGCCTTACCACAAATTCCTGACTTACGTATTTGGTCAGGAGTAATTAAAGAAGCAGATCATTTCTTAGGATGTGATAGTGTAGGACAACACGTAGCAAAAGCATTAGGTACAAAAGCAACAGTTGTAACCGGCAGTACATTTCCAATTAATACATCTTATCTAAATGATAAAGATGTTACCGTATTTGATATCGGTGAAGGTAAAAGAGTTTATGCTCCAATTAGAGCCAGTATGGAAGAAGAACCAGATAGGATAAACGATAAATCTATGGATATGAGTAAACAACACATTAATGATATTGTAAAATCAATTAAAGAAACAACAGGCAAATCTGTAAAAAGTGCGCCTAAGCCGCCGCAAGAAATGCAACAACCGCAAGGCGAAGTTTGCCCAACACACGGTGTAGTTCATCAAGGAGGTTATTAATGAGTTTATGGATCGCAGGTATTGCTAGAGGTCACAACGCAGGCGTATGCTTATTAAAAGACGATGAAATTGTATTTTCAATCGAAGAAGAAAGATTAACACGTAGCAAGTATGATGGCGGACCGTTAGCGTCAATATTGAAAATTTTAGAGTACACAGACAAACTAGATTATATGGTTGTCTCGCATACTCAAACACTTAACGAAACTGCTGGTAGACTTGATTATACCAATGAAGATATCTATACAGGACTTGCAAGAAAAATGGGTCTTATCGAAGATGGCCATCCTTGGAATAAGCATCCACAAGTTATTGATACTGCGATGTTGCATCATAAAATGCACGCCAGTTTAGCATTTTATAGATCAGGGTTTGAGGAAGCAGTTGCAGTAATTGTTGACGGTGCAGGAACGTGTTTTGCAATTGACGCAGATGGTGACCCTAGGTATATGTGGGAAACTGAAACAATTTATAAGTGTTCGTATCCTGACAATATTCAAACATTATACAAAACATTAGGTTGTAAAGATTGGTTACCGACTGTAGCAAACGAAGCACCGGACACAGATATCTTTAACAACACTACTGGAACATTTGGCGCTTCACTTTCTGACAGAGCAGGTATTGTTAAATGTTATGAAGCAGTAACCGAGTACTGTGGTTGGGACGCAATTGAAGCAGGAAAAACTATGGGACTATTTCCATATGGAGAAGAAAATTCTGGGATTCCTGAAATTTTTGATAGCACAGCACAGTGGCCTACTCCAATAAGCAACAGAAACTTATTTGTACCAAAGTATCCAAATAGTTCTATGGTAAACGAAAGTCTATACGAACAACTGCGAGATCAACCAGGCGACAGTGATCCCACACTAATGAAAAATAGAAGAGATATGGCATATGCTGTACAAACGCAAACTCAAAAAGCAGTAGCAGATGTAATTAAATATGCTGTAGAAATTAGTGGCTGTAAAAATGTAGTCATTAGTGGCGGATATGGACTGAACTGTGTTGCAAACTATTACTACCTTAAAGAATTAGAAAATGAAGGTTTAAGTATCTATGTAGAGCCAGTGTCAAATGACGGTGGTACAGCAATGGGTGCAGCGTTATGGGCTTATAGAAGTATTACTAAAGATACTACAATACATCCACAGGCAGAAACTGTATATCTCGGACCTGAACACAATATCAGTGACAAAGATGTAACAGAAATGTGTGAAAAGTTTAATGCTACTGTAACTGAAGCTACAGATCAAGATATTGTTGATCTAATCACTAGTAGAAACATTGTAACAATATTTCAAGGACGTTCAGAAAATGGACCTAGAGCATTAGGTAATAGAAGTATATTATACGATCCAACAGATCCGGACGGTAAAGACTTTGTTAATAGTGTAAAGCATAGAGAGTACTTCCGCCCATTTGCAGGTAGCATTTTAGAAGAAGATGTACACGAATGGTTTGATTTACGTGGTATGAAAAATTCACCTACAATGATGTATGCTGTAAACTGTCAACCAGGTGTTGAAGAAAAGATTCCTGCTATTATTCACGTAGACGGAACTTGTAGAATTCAAACAGTAAATCAAGAACAGAATCCGAATTACTACAATCTCATAAAAGCATTCAAAGATAAAACAGGTTGTCCTATTGTATTCAACACTAGTTTTAATTTAGGAGGCGATCCTTTAGTAGAAACACTAGAAGATGCATTTACAACATTAGCTAAAAGTGCTATTGAATATTTGTACCTGCCAGAATTAGGTAAGCTAGTAAAGGTTGAAAATGTTTGAGTTAGTTTTTGGTAGTTTAATTTTTAAAACAAAAATGCCTAATCACGAAGAAATTAAACAAGGATTTTTGCCTTTTTTAAATGATGACAACGCATTTAATACTTCTAATAGATGGGACTGTAACTGTGATACTACGATGCATCACGAAGACCTTAATAGTAAATTACCTTGGAATTTATTTTTCCAAAATATACAACCAGGACTAGGACCGTACTTGCAAGAAATCGGTCTTAAACAAGAATATAAAGACAAAATACAATCTTATGCGTGGGCTAATAGATATCATCAAGGACAACATCAAGAAGTACACGCACATTCCGGCGATAATAATTTAGTGAGTTGTGCGTATATTTTAGATCAAGCAGGAGAAAATACTGCTGAAAATGACGGTATGTATGGTCAATTTATTTTTTATAATAGTGCGTCAGAGCCATTTTCTCCGTTTCAAATGCATTTATTTGAAGAACCCGAAAGATGGACTGCAAGACACAATCCGTTTTTACAAGAAGGGGATATTGTGTTTTTTCCGAGTACGCTAAATCATTATGTCACGTGGAATAAAAGTGATACTATAAGAGCATCAATTAGTGCTAACTTTAGGATTTTAGAAGATTAACGATCTAAATAATCTGCAAACTGAGCAAGATCGTCAAATATGATGGTCTTTTTCTTTATCTTTTGATTACTAAATTTATTTAATTCTTTAATAGTCTCTTCGCCATAACCGGTACGTACTAATACAGGTTTTGCACCCATTTTAAATGCAGCTTTTAGATCTGATATCTTATCACCTACAAAGAATCCTTTGGAAAATTTAATAAAGGGCATTTCTTCTTCACACCTCTTAAACATACCCGTGTTAGGTTTTGCAAAGCCGTCTGCTCTTAGACTAGTCTCACTGTAATACAATGCATCAATACTGGAACACCCTGCTTTGCCCAATAGATCAAACATATGATCGTGTACACGTTCTACATCGTCTGTTGTATAGATACCTTTTGCTATTCCGCCTTGATTAGTAATAATTGCAATTTTATGACCCAAACGTCTAATCTTAGCAATAGCTTCTAAACTACCCGGTATAGGCTCAAAGTCTTCAACTCGATAAGTATATTCACCCCTATCAACATTGATAACACCGTCTCTGTCTAAGCCGACAACAACTTTAGGTGCAATATTATGAACAGGATCATAAAAAGGAATGTCCTCAGGTTTAGGCTGATTAGTCCATCCCATATTAGTTTTAGGTGTTTGTTCTTGTTTCTTAGGAGCATTACTCCACATATTGTATGCCATCTAAATACCTACATTAAATGCAATAGTAGTCCTTACTACGTCTATTCTTTTTGTAACTACCTTGTGTTTTAGATATGAAGGGAACAACACTAGTCTTCCTTTTTCTGCTTTAACATCATAATGTGCTTGAAAGAAGGGTTTAGAGCCATCGTGATGTTGTACATATTCTGCAATAGTATTCGGATTATAAAATCTAATGTAGCCTGCATTTTCGTTAGCACGTAGCCAGTAAACGCCACTAATACCATCAATGCCGTGGCCGTGCATATCGTGGCCTTCATCGTCTTTGTAGTCTTGGGTCCAGTAGTGCAGTCCTTCGCCAGTTTGTATACTGGTTGCTTCTTTATATTCAGCAATACATTTAGCCCATTCGTCGGTTAGCTCAGGAGCAATTTCGTGATACCGGATTTTAGTTTCCCAGAAATCTGAACGACGGTAATCATAATCATCTCCGTTGTTTTCTAACTTGTCTAACTCTGGGACAATACGTGTTTCTAATTCATCTGCTAAATCAGCAGGAATACGGTAGTCTAAAATTGGAACTGCAAAAAAACTACTTACTGTCATCTTGTTTGTCACTCAACTTTTGACTGTCACCTGGACCGATACGGTAATTGTCTTCTACACTGTCAGGTGTACTTACTTCAGTAACACTACCTTCTTTAGATAAGCAAATTAATTGATGCGGCTGTAATGGTGGATTATGCCAAGTAGAACCTTCTATTAGCTCTTGCTCATAAAGTTTAGAATCTTTAGTGTCGATCCATTTTACTTTAAACTTGCCACTATTAACAAACCAAGTCTCGTCTTTTTCCCTATGAAAATGCATACTGGTCTGTGCCATTTCTCTGTTGAATACCATAATTTTACCACAATACTTTTCATTTGTGGCCCAAATCATTTCGTAACCCCAACCTTTTTGGTCGACGCCACTTTTTCTAGTTGGTTGCTGTTCCATTAATATATTCCTCTACTGTTGCAAAGTTAATATCTGTAACTTTACTTAATTTATCTATGTTTGCACACGTATATTCCTGATACTGTGATTGTAAGTAATCGGGCATTGGAATATACTCTATAGTTGCATTGTATGTTTTTGCAACTAGATCTGCTATTTTTTGAAAGCTCTCAGCTTTTCCCGTACCAATATTAAAAAGGCCCGGTTTTTTATTTTCTAACAACTGCTTATGTGCTTCGCAAACATCGCCTACAAATACAAAATCTCGTTCGTATTGGTCGCTGTTTTCAAATAGTGCAATAGTGTTACTTTCTTTTGCTTGTTTAATAAATTTTGTTATAGGACTTGCTTGATTACCTTTGTGATCTTCTAGTGGTCCGTATACATTAAAATAACGAAAGCCCTGAACACAAACTTTATGCTCTTGTTGCCACACCCATCTGTCGAACAAATACTTACTCCACGCATACGGTGATTGTGGAGACTTTGGATCATCTTCTCCAAATTTTTCATACGGTCCGTAAACACTTGCACTAGAAGCATACTGAAAATTAACTCCTTTTGAGTTGCATTGGTTATAGAGCCATTTACTAAATTCGTAATTCTGTAGCATTACTTTATCTACATCTTGTTCTACTGTGCTTGATATTGCACCAACGTGTATAACCCAATCAAACCCTTCAACTTCGGGTAAGTGTTCTTCCTGCCATTCATATCCAAATAGTTCGTGATCTGGTTGTAAATAAAAAGTTAGGTTTTGACCAATGAAACCTTTGTGTCCTGTAATTAAAATTTTCATTCCTGTGCCTCTAATATTTTAGTTGTACTGTAACCATTGACTGTAGGTACAATGTGTACAGGTGCTAGATCGTGTCCAACAATTTCTTCTACGGTATAATCACCACCTTTAACAATTAGATCCGGTTGCAATTCTTTGATAAGCTCGTATGGAGTATCGTTGTCAAATACAATAACTTCGTCTACATACGGTATTAATAATAGTTGTTCCATACGTGTTTCCACGTCGTTAAACGGTCTTAGAGCGCCTTTTAAACGCTTTACGCTGTCATCGCTGTTAAGACCTACAATTAACTTATCACCTTGCATACGAGCTTCTTTTAGCAAGGTAAGATGTCCTTTATGTAATATATCAAAGCATCCATTTGTAAACACGACCTTTTTCTTTAGATCTTTTTCTGTTAAAATGTATGTGCCTACGTGCTTAACACTTTCAGTTGATCCTTGTACTGCAAGTGTAATTGCGCTTTCGTAATCATATTTTTTAGTAAGTGCATAAACAAATGTTGCTAAGAAGCAATCGCCTGCACCTGTAACGTCTGATACTTCAATACGTTCTACAGGCACGTTATACATAATATCGTCTATATTTCCAACAACATTATCGCCTGCATTAGTTACGATAAAATTACCCTTCCAATTTGTAAATTCAAAGTCCTTGAACTCTTTGTGGTTAGGTTTTACAAGCCACGCACCTTCGTATTGATCTGCGTGTTTTTTAGGATCTACAATTACCTTACAGCCAAATGTGTTTAGATGTTCTATAATTTCTAATGACTTGTCTAGCACACCTTTGTTGTAATCACTTAGTATAACATATGTGTATTCGCTAAAATCTTTCTTTAGGATATTCTCTAATACAAGTTCACTGTTTGCAATAACATCGTCGTCTATACGTGTAATATAATGTCCATCGCATAATACTCTTGTTTTAATACTTTTAGGATAGTCATAATCAAATAGGTCTACATCAACACCTAGACTTTCTAAGTTTTTGTAAACTAATCCTGCACCACCCTGTGTTTCTATAATGTGTTCTTGTGTAACTACAGGTACAGGAGCCTCCGGACTCAAACGTGTGCTTGTTCCGTAGATATATCTGTCAATTATTATGTCACCGATTATAAGAACTTTCATATTACTACTATACAATCTTTTACCGGATTAGTCAAGTAAATCTATTACTTCAAATACAGTTTTTAATTTAGAAAGATTGACCTTTTTTGTAAGAGTGTTTTGCAAACCAAAATGTAACGGCTTGGGCCAATGCCCGAAACTAACCCAAGCATAACCGTCGTGTTCGTTATTAAGTGCAGGCAAAAATTCATTGTTTACTACACACAAATACGTATGAAAATGAAATTTAGTGTCGTTAGATACAAATGTTTCTAACGGAATAGTTTTTTTAATTTTTATTGTTCCTATCTCTTCAAATATTTCACGTTTTAAGCCTTCCCAAGGAGTTTCTTCTCCTTCGTTAGTGCCGCCAACAAGCCCCCAAACTTTTTTGTTTTTGCCGTTAACTCTATGTAAAAACAAAAAACGTTTAGTATCGAGAGAATATAGTAGTGCTCCACTACAAATAATTTGCTTGCTCATACTAGTAATTATATTAGAAATTTAAACGCCAGGTGCCGTTTGGATACTCGCCTTCGAAAGAAAGCAACCAATCATTACCATCAAATTTATATTGTACACCAGTGGTTAAATTTGTAGTATAAACAGTTCCATAAACACTTAGGTCAACGTCTGCGTCAAATACAATAGTCCACTTTGATCCATCCCATTCAATTATGTCATTAGCGTTTGCTACAAAATCACTATTGTCTAGATTCTTCCAAGCATCTGCACCATCTGTATTTGCAGAATTTCCTATATCACCTAAAATAAGTATTCTTGGATTACCAGACAATTGAAGATCATTCGGATTAGTTTTTAGAGGATCTATGATATAGTCAATTTTATTCCTTGTCCCAGCTTCGCTTGATATTGAAGTGTCTGTAGGAATTGTATCTTCGTCCCAAATGACGGTTGCTTCTGTTTCATCCAACGGATTAATTGCTAATGCTCCTATGACATCAAAGGGCATATCTGCTCTGGTTAGTCTAACTTGTGTAATTCCGTCTTGGAATTTTTGAGGAAATGCAAGCAAAAACTCTGGCCAAGATTTGCCGCCTACATTGCCTTTGTCGATTAATTTAATTGTAGTGTTAAGAACAAGTAGTCCTGTGTTTTGGTAACTAGTTGGCGCAACAGTAAGCCTAGTTTGAGTATTTTCCCAGTATGCTTCTGTTTTTCCTCTTTGTAAGTCGCCATTTTCGTCGATATAAATCTTTGTACTAATTTCAGCTGCATCGTCGATATCGTCAATTTCACCACCTTGGAATACTCTACTAATAACGTCAGTAACAATGCCCAAACGCTTAACTTTAGTGGGCGGACTAATATAAATCGGTGTTGTAAAAGTTAATGAACCTACATCAATTTCTGATTCAGTTCCTGTAGGAATACTTCTTGAACTCCAAGAGATATTATCTAAGTTAACAACACTTAAACTAGTCCAGTCAAGATAATTATCAGTAGTTTGTATTTCTAAACTTGGATTAAACAACATTAAAACTTGTTCCATAATCTGTAACTTTTGTTCTGTATTTGTAGTCCAAATGTCAACATTTACTGATAAAGTATATGGTGTAGGCATTAATCTTTCAACTGTATAGTTTTTACCTTCTTTGTTTAGATACTCATTATTATTTTCGTCGAACGCTCTTTCTCTAATGTGTGCTTTACTTACATAACTAGAATCACTAGTTCTGCTTCTATCCATTTCAAGGCCAGTAACGTAAATTCCCATTCTAGGAGCACTTGGAATTTTATTTTCTGAATTATCTCTTAAAATACTTCCTACTTGTCTTGTAATATCTCCATACATTACAGGAATTGTTGTAAGATTGCCTTTACCGTCTTTGTAACTAAAGCCACTCATCATCCTAATCAACTGTGTAAGATAACGTCTTATTTGTCCGTCATAAAAATGTTGCATTATAAGTCTGCCTTAGGTCTAAGCACAGTACTGAGACTCTGTCTTTGTGCTTCTCTGTTGTTATAAATTATTACTTCCCATTGACCTGTATATTTGACAGAGGATTGTACTCCGTTGACCACAGGTAAATTAACAACAGCCTTGCCATTACCGTTGTCTGTTATTAAATCTGGATAGTCTGCTATTACAAAACCATCTTCAACAACTTTGTACTTAAGAACAAGATACAATCCTGTAATAGGGTAATTAATGTCTGTGCTGAATGAAGTATCACCTTCATAAAGATTTTTAAAATCACTAATAACTTTGTCGTTATAAGTAAATTGTGTATTATTAATAAACGAAGTTTTCTGAGTCATTCTATCATTACTATTTGTCATTGTCATACGTACAGCGTCTTGTACTTTGACCCACCTAGTACCGTCATATCTAAACATACGTTTTGGTAAAAAGTCTGTACGTAAAAAGTAGTCCCCTGGATTAGCGCCATTTGGAAATTGAATTCCGTGACCAAATGATTCT